CGCGAAGTTGAGATGATTAAGATCAATCCTGAGCAACCTGAGCCAGTTAAGAAGATTGTTGACCAAGCAGGTATTACGATCGAAAAAATCTACAACCCAGGCGTAGGTTACTACGACGTGGTTGTGACTACAGGCCCAAGCTACATGACTAAACGTCAGGAAGCTATGGACGCTATGGGTCAAATTTTGCAAGGCAATCCTGAACTTTGGAAAGTTGCTGGCGATCTATTTGTTAAAAATATGGATTGGCCTGGCGCTCAAGAGTTGGCAGAACGCTTGGCTAAGACAATTGATCCTAAGTTGCTTGAAACTAACGATGAAGATCCTGCATTGCAAGCCGCCCAACAGCAGATTCAAGCTATGGGTCAAGAAATGGAACAAATGCACATGATGTTGCAAAACGTCGGCAAATCCATTGAAATGCAAGATTTAGAGCGTAAAGACTTTGAAGCACAAATCAAGTTGTATGACGCTGAAACTAAACGCGCCGTAGCTTTGGCTGCCGCCATGACTCCTGAGCAAATCCAAGAGATTGTGCTTGGTACAGTTCATGGCATGATGACCAACGGCGATTTAGTAAACGAAATGCAACGTGATACTGCGATGGATATGCAGGAAGAAGAACAGCAAGAGCAGCAAATGGCGCAACCTATGCAACCGCAAGGCCAACCAATGCCACCTCAAGGTGAAATGCCTCCAGAACAAGGGATGCCACAATGAAAGCAGCAGATTTTGTAGGATTGTTATTTTTAGCTCGCGACGTGGCTCATTCAGTTCATCTGAACACCCGTAGCTATTCAAAACACGTAGCGTTAAATGCTTTTTACGATGAAATCGTAGAATTAGCCGATGGTTTTGCTGAGGCATACCAAGGTCGTCATGGTTTAATTGGCCCCATCTCTTTGATGTCGGCTAAAAAGACTAGCAATATTATCGAATTTCTCCAAGATCAGCTTGATGAAATAGAAAAGGTGCGATACGATGTTTGCGATAAGTCAGACACACCGTTGCAAAATTTAATTGATGGTATTGTGGAGTTATACTTGTCCACATTGTACAAATTACGCTTTTTAGCATAAGGATTCACTATGAACAAAACCGTTACCTCTTGCTTCGGTTATCAGCAAATCACTAGCTTGTCTAGCGCTCAAAGTCTAACCATTCCTAACAACAATCCTCAAGGGTTGTCTGGCACACCAACTACAGCAATTATTCGTTGCGAAACCCAAGCGGTTCGCTGGCGTGATGATGGTGTTGCACCAACTGCTTCTGTTGGTATGCCTTTGGCAGTTGGAGATACTTTGGTTTATGACGGTGATTTGAAGAAAATTCAATTTATCGAGCAAACAACCTCAGCTAAACTTAACGTATCTCTGTACTCTTAAATGATTATCGGCAACCGCGCTTCGGGTGCCATTAACATTGGCATACCTTTTACACAAAGCTCTGTAGGTAGCGGCATTAGCCTTTCTACCACGGCTGCTGGGCCAACAACTTATTCTATTGACTTCCTCTATACCGCAGGCGGTGGGGGTGGAGGTACTTACGGTGGCGGCGGCGGTGCAGGCGGTATGCTTACTGGCACATTAGTAGGCAACCCTGGTACTGTCTATACATTTGTAATTGGCGGTGGTGGTAGAGCCGGATCTTCATCTCAAGGCCGTGTTGGAGGTAATGGTGGCGATACAACTCTTACTGGTCAAACTACTGCCGTAGGTGGTGGTGGCGGTGGAGATCAATGGTCTGGCGGCGCGGCAGGTAACGGCGGTTCAGGCGGTGGTGGTGGCTACGGCGCAGGTACAGGAATACCAGGCCAAGGAAATAATGGCGGTGGAAACGAAGGTGGTGGTGGCGGTGCAGGCGCCGCAGGTCAAGCTGTTGCTTCTTATGGTGGGTCAATCGGCGGCGCGGGCGGTGTTGGTTTAGCCTCTAGCATTACAGGCTCATCAACCTATTACGCTGGTGGCGGCGCAGGTTGGGACTACAACGGTGGTCTTGGTAATGGTGGTCTTGGTGGTGGTGGCGGTATTAACAACACACCTAACGGCACAGCTAACACAGGCGGCGGCGGTGGCTCAGGCAACTCAACTTCAGCTTATGCTGGTGGCTCAGGTGTCGGTATTCTTTCTGTACCTACTGCAAGCTATAGTGGCCTTGTAACTGGCTCACCTACAGTAACAACTTCAGGCGCCAACACAATTATTAAATTTACTAGCTCTGGGACATACACAGGATGACCTATACGCTTACCTTGGAAGGACTTTAAATGACTGTCAGCCTATCTCTATTTGCAGGCGCGGGTCAGCAATTTTTTGATAACTCAGGCGTACCCTTAGCTGGTGGCTTGGTTTATACATACGCTGCTGGCACTACTACTCCTGCAACAACTTACACTTCCAATACAGGTGGTACAGCACAAGCAAACCCAATCGTGTTGGATTCTGCAGGTCGTGTACCCAATGAAATTTGGCTGACTAACGATGCAAGCTACAAGTTTCTTTTAAAGACTTCTGCGGATGTTCAAATTGCTTCTTATGACAATATTTCAGGTCAAGGCACTGTAATTGGCGATCTATACGTCAGTGGCGACATTTACGTTGATGGTGAAGTTATTGGCTTAACAGGTCGTGTTTTGCAAGTTGTGAAGTTTGTTACTAGCACTAAAACTACAACTACAGGCACAAGCTATGTAAATAGCGCCGTAACAGCTTCTATTACACCAACATACAACAATAGCAAAATTGTTATTCTTTGCTCTGCATCACAACAAATTTACGACTACACCACTGAGATGAACACCCGCGTAGTACGCGGCGCGTCAACTGAGGTAACAGGTAGCTATCGTATTTTTAAGACTTTCTTGACCTCTGAAGGTACAGGTAAAGAACTTTGGGTTCCTACTTCATATACTTTGGTAGATGAGCCAGCAACTACTTTATCTACTACCTACACCGTACAGCTAAAGTGCCAAGGCGCTTCTGGCGGTACAGTAGCGTATGGTTCTAACGATACCAATGCGTCAACTATGATTTTGATGGAGATTTCACAATGACAATCGGTATAGCAGATGCTTTATTGGTTTTAACGCCAGGCGCTCAATGGGTGCTAAGAGGTGAAACCTATGCTGGTTTGGAATGGTTATCACCTGATATTCCAAAACCAACTGAAAATGAAGTGCAAGATGAAATTACTATGCTCACCTTGCAACAACCTATTATTGATTGCAAAAACAAAGCTAGCAAACTGTTGTACGAAACAGATTGGACAACAATTCCTGACGTAGCAGACCCAATTAAATCTTCACCTTACTTATTAAACCCAGATGATTTTGCAACTTATCGCAGCGATGTTCGTAAGCTAGCTGTTAACCCAGTTGCTAATCCTGTATGGCCTGTTTTGCCAACAGCGCAATGGAGTTCGTAAAGGTATAGTATTTTTAAATTTATAGTTGTAGAATTAGCCAAAATCGTACTGGTGCGACACACCAGGGTTTCTAAGGAAACAAAAAATGGACGAAAGTCAAGAAGTAGTACCAGCGGAAGTATCCGCGCCAGAGCAGGTGGCAACGGCTGCACCTGAGTCTGAAGTAATAGCGCCGGAAGCAGTAGAGCCAGCAGTTGTCGAAACCAAAACCTTCACACAAGAAGAATTGGACGCAGCTATTGGTAAACGTCTTGCTAGAGAGCAACGAAAGTGGGAAAGAGAACAGGCAGCTAAGGCAGCGGAAACGCAAGCCCGAAAAGCCCCAGTAGAAATCCCGCCGATTGAGCAGTTTAATTCACCTGACGAATATGCTGAAGTATTGGCAGAACGTAAGGCAGAAGAATTGCTTGCTAGGCGTGAACAAGCTAGGCAGCAGTCTGAGATCATTGAGTCCTTCCACGAACGTGAAGAAGAAGCACGGAATAAATACGATGACTTTGAACAAGTTGCGTACAACCCCAAGCTCCCAATCACCGACGCTATGGCTCAAACGATTCAATCTTCTGAAGTTGGCCCCGATATGGCTTATTACCTAGGGTCTAATCCGAAAGAAGCTGAACGTATTTCTCGTCTATCGCCCCTCGCGCAAGCAAAAGAATTGGGGAAAATTGAAGCTAAATTAAGCGACAATCCACCTGTTAAAAAGACTTCGAGCGCTCCAGCACCAATTGCTCCGGTCACGGCTAGATCCTCTGGATCGCCCAGTTTTGATACAACTGACCCTCGTTCTGTAAAGAACATGAGTACGTCAGAATGGATTGAAGCTGAACGCCAACGCCAGATCAAGAAGTGGGAAGCGCAGAGAAACCGCTAACTATTTTTTATTAGGAACTTAAAATGTCTAACTCGATCTTAACGATTGACATGATTACACGCAAGGCACTCGAAATCCTTGAGAATAATCTTGTTTTAACCCGTAACGTAAACCGCCAGTATGACGATTCTTTCGCTGTTGAAGGCGCAAAAATCGGTTCTACTCTCCGTATCCGCTTACCAGACCGCGCTTTGGTAACTGACGGTGCCGCCTTGCAAGTTCAAGACGACAACGAACAGTACACAACTCTGTCTGTTGCTAGTCAAAAGCACATTGGTGTTAACTTCACCTCTGCTGAATTGACAATGCAGTTAGATGACTTCGCAGAGCGCGTATTGAAGCCACGTATTTCACAATTGGCTTCTTCTATTGATGCTGACGTAGCCAACAGCTACAAAAACATCTACGCTTCTGTAGGTACACCTGGCACAACTCCTTCAACTTCTTTGGTTCTGTTGCAAGCTCAACAAAAGCTGAACGAAGCTGCTGCTGTTATGTCCCCACGTTATGCTACTGTTAACCCTGCAGCTAACGCTGGCTTGGTTGAAGGTATGAAAGGTCTGTTCAACCCAACAGACACAATCAGCCGTCAATTTAAGAACGGTATGATGGGTATGGGCGTACTTGGTTTCGAAGAAATCAACATGAGCCAATCTATCAAGCAACACACAACTGGCGCTTGGGGTACAACTATCACTGTAACTTCTACAGTTACAACTGAAGGTCAAGCCACATTGCCAATCAGCTTCACTGGTTCAAGCAAGACTTGGAACGTAGGCGACGTATTTACTATCGCTAACGTGTACTCTGTTAACCCACAAACTCGTGAGTCAACAGGTAGCTTGCAACAGTTCACTGTAACTGCTGTAGCTTCAGGTTCTTCTACTGCAACTTTGAGCATTTCTCCAGCGCTCTACACTTCAGCTAATGCTTTGGCGACTGTGGATTCATTCCCACAAGCGTCTGCTGCTGTGACAATGTTGGGTTCTGCTTCTAGCCAGTACGCTCAGAACTTGGTTTACCACAAAGATGCGATTACTTTTGCAACCGCTGACTTGTTGTTACCACAAGGTGTTGACATGGCTTCCCGCCAAGTTCACAACGGTATCTCTATGCGTGTCGTGCGTCAGTACGATATTAACAATGACCGTTTACCTTGCCGTATCGACGTTCTCTACGGTTACAGCGCAATCCGTCCACAAATGGCTTGCCGTATCTGGGGTTAAACCTAAATGCTCCCGCGCAAGCGGGGGCTTTTTAAACTTATTTTTTAAGGAAACATATCATGGCACTACCTAATGGCGCTGGCGGTTACCAACTTGGTGACGGCAATTTATCCGAAGTAGATTTAACAATTCAACCTGCTCCTGTGTCTTTGACAACTGGCGTAACTTTGACTGCTGCTCAGTTGGCTAACGGCATCATTCTTGGCAACCCAGGAACAAGCGCAGTTTCTTATCAACTTCCAACTGCTGCTGATTTAGACGCACTTGTTTCAAGCGCTAAACCAAATAGCTCGTTTGATTTCTCAGTTATTAACGTCGATGGCTCAAGCTCTGGCGTTATTACTTTGACAACAAACACTGGTTGGACTTTGGTTGGTTTGATGACTGTTGTTGCTACTGCTGGTACAGCCCAAACTTTCCGCGCTCGTAAAACAGGCGACGGTACTTGGACTCTCTACCGCATTGCTTAATGTAATATCCCGCCCTTCGGGGCGGGTTTTATAAAGGAAAGATCATGCCAAATACAAAGGCTACGGGTGTTGCTTATGCAGACCCACAGTTTGATAGCTTGACAGTTACAGGTACTTCGGCACTTGCAGCGGTTACTGCTACTAGCATTACTACTTCAGGTACATCCGCTGCAGCTAACGCTGTTGCTGGTTTGTATTTTTTGACTACTGCAATTACTGCTAACAGTACAACAACTACTGCTTCTGCTGGTTCATTGGCTACTACAAGCAATGCAACTGGTTTAGGTAAGTTGTTTATCTCTGACGGCACTAAATGGCAGTATCCTGTTGTAGCTTAATAAAATAGGGGGCTTAGGCTCCCTATCTACATAGAAAAATATGCCCCTTATCTATTTAAAACACCCCGATCATGGCACTAAAGTTGCCACGATGGAACAAGAAGCAGAATTTGATGAACAAAACGGCTGGGTGAGATATACTCACGATACGCCATCAATTTCCAAGGAAGTTGAACCAGCAGAAGAAGTTGCTGAAGCTGCGGTTCCTGCTAATAAGCTGGAAGTGAAAAGACGACGCAAACCCACTGAGTAAGGAATAAGTCATGGCGACTACAGCTAACGATCAAATTAACGGCGCGTTGCGCTTAATTGGTATGCTTGCCGAAGGTGAAACCCCTTCTGCCGCCACGTCCCAAGACGCTTTGACTGCCTTGAATCAAATGATTGACTCTTGGAATACAGAGCGTTTAGCTGTGTTTTCTACTGAAGATCAGATCGTATCTTGGCTTCCTAATACTTCTTCTCATACCCTAGGGCCTACTGGCGACACCGTAGGTAACCGCCCTATTTTGGTTGACGACGCGTCTTATTTCAAAGACCCTCAATCAGGCATCTCTTTTGGTATTAAACTAATTAACCAACAGCAGTACGATGGTATTGCTGTTAAGAGTGTAACAAGCTCGTATCCTCAAGTAATGTGGGTCAATATGACCTATCCAGACATTGAGATGACCGTGTACCCTGTACCTACTAAGGTACTTGAGTTCCACATGGTATCTGTACAACAGCTAGATAAACCAGCTACGCTAGCTACTGATTTAGCGTTTCCTCCTGGCTATTTGAGGGCGTTTAAATATAACTTGGCGTGTGAAATTGCCAATGAATTTGGCGTAGAACCACCTCCACAAGTGCTTCGTATTGCTATGTCATCTAAGCGCAACCTCAAACGTATCAACAATCCTGACGACATTATGTCCATGCCTTACAGCATTGTGGCAACTCGTCAACGCTATAACATCTTTGCTGGAAACTACTAAAAATGCAAACGCCTATTCTTGGGCAGAGCTATGTCGCCCGTAGTGTTAACGCTGCAGATAACCGGATGGTTAACCTGTTCCCTGAAGCTATCCCTGAAGGTGGCAAAACTAGCGGATTTTTAAACCGCGCCCCAGGGCTAAAGCTAGAAACAACTATAGGCACTGGCCCTATTCGTGGGCTTTGGGCGCACGAAACGCGTGGCAACGACGCCTACGTTATCTCTGGCAATGAGTTTTACAAGATTTATCCTGACTACACATCTGAACTGCTAGGTATTGTTGAAGGCACTGGCCCAGTTAGTATCGCCGATAACGGCACCCAACTCTTTATTGCTGCTAACCCTAATGGCTACGTTTACAACGAAGCCACCAATGTGTTCCAAGCGGTCACAGACAATGATTTTGCAGGGTGCGTAACCGTCAGCTATATCGACGGCTATTTCGTCTTTAATCAGCCTAATTCACAGATTCTATGGGTTACTGAGCCATTGGACGGCACCGTAATTGACCCCCTTGCGTTTGCGGCTGCTGAAAGCACCCCTGACAACGTAATGGCTGTAGCTACAAACAACCGTGAAGTATGGGTGTTTGGTAACAGCACTATTGAGGTTTGGTACGACGCAGGCACTATCCCGTTTCCTTTAGCCCCTATCCAAGGCGCTTACAACGAAATTGGTTGTGCAGCTACCTACTCTATTGCCAAGCTCGATAACGGTTTATTTTGGCTCGGCGCTGACTCCCGTGGCTTTGGTATTGTTTATCGCAACAAAGGCTACACTGCTTCACGTATTTCTACCCACGCTGTTGAATACGCTATTCAAAGCTACGCCAATATTAGCGACGCTATTGCTTATACCTACCAACAAGAAGGCCACGCTTTCTATGTTTTGACTTTCCCTTCAGCTAACGCTACTTGGGTATATGACGTATCTACAGGCGCGTGGCATGAACGCGCTAGCTTTAGCAACGGTATCCTTGGACGCCATCGCTCAAACTGCCAAATGAGTTTTAATCAAAAAACCATCGTAGGCGACTACGAAAACGGCAATCTTTACTCTTTTGACCTTGATGTTTACGCTGATAACGATCAGCCACAAAAGTGGATTCGTTCATGGAGAGCGTTGGCGCCTAACCAAAACGATTTAAAGCGTACTGCCCATCACACCCTTCAACTTGACGCTGAAACAGGCGTAGGTATCAATAATGGGCAAGGTGACGATCCCCAGGTTATGTTGCGTTGGTCTGACGATGGGGGTCACACTTGGTCTAATGAGCATTGGTCTGCAATGGGTCGTATTGGTACTTATGGCACCCGTACATTCTGGCGTCGTCTTGGTATGACTGTCAAATTGCGTGATCGTGTCTATGAAATATCTGGTACCGACCCCGTTAAGATTGCTATCGTAGGCGCTGAACTGCAGTTATCACCTACAGCGTCATAATGGCTGATATAACCGTAATACCTTCCTCAAAGGTACCGTTAACTGAGATTGATAGTGGGTTAGTCACAACTCAGTGGTACCGGTATTTTTTTAACTTGTACAACTTAACCAATGGTGGCGGTACAGGTGTTTTAGCCGTGACTGCTACATCACCGTTGTTATCTTCTGGTGGTGTTTCACCTAATATTTCTATGCCTGCCGCGACTACATCTAACGCGGGCTACTTAACGGCTTCTGATTGGAATACGTTTTTTAATAAGGCTGCGTCGGGCGCCAATAGCGACATCACTAGCTTATCAGGCTTAACAGGTGGTATTACAACGCCTGACTATATTACTTTTGATATAACTCCTGAAACCGTACCAACGGCTCAAGGTTCTTTGTATTGGGATTCTGCTGATTCAACTCAAACACTTAGTTTGGTGATGGAAGGCGGCAACGCAATTCAGCAGATTGGTGAAGAAACCTATTACCGTATTAAATGCTCTGCCGCTGTTACTGAAGGTCAAGTAGTAATGTTTACTGGCACCGTTGGAGCTAGTGGTGGCTTAACTGGCGCACCTGCTACAGGTTTAACCGCTTCAACAGCGTCTTACGTCATGGGTGTTGCTACTGAAAGCGGCGCGTTAAACGATTGGATATATGTAACTGCTTTTGGTTTAGTTCGTGGTATCAATACAACAGGCGGTGCAGAGTCATGGGTCGATGGTCAGATTCTTTATTACGACCCTACTGTAGCAGGCGGCCTTACTAAAACTTTACCTACCGCGCCAAACGCTAAAGTGCAAGTCTGCGCCGTAGTTCACGCCGCGTCTAATGGCTCATTGTTTGTTCGCCCTTCTTTTGGTGGCGTGTTAGGGCAATATGAAGGTAATGTGCAAATTACTTCAGCCGCAAACGGCGACTTATTGGAATACTACAGCGCGGGCGGTTATTGGCGTAACGTAGCAGCGTCAGGTATTGTTGGCGTCACTAGCGTCACAGGCACCGCACCCGTTGTATCTTCAGGTGGATCAACCCCTGCGATCAGCATGGCAGCCGCCAATACTTCAACCGACGGCTATCTTACAAGCACCGATTGGAATACGTTTAACAATAAAGGCTCTGGCACCGTCACTTCTGTAGGCGGTACAGGTACAGTTAACGGCATTACGCTAACAGGCACCGTAACCTCTAGCGGTAACCTAACCCTTGGTGGTACTTTATCAAATGTTGACTTAGCTACCCAAGTCACAGGCAATTTACCTGTAACTAACCTCAATAG